ATCGTGACGACATCATGCACAACAGGCAAGACATTGCTGTTATTTACGAAAAACTGGGGAAAAAATAATGCTGACTCTACTCTCAACTCTTATCTCGTTTTTAATGGGCGGCTTGCCCAAACTGTTGGATTACTTCCAAGACAGGTCTGACAAAGCGCATGAGCTAAACCTTGCTCAGATGCAAATTCAGCGCGAGTTAGAACTGCGCAAAGCAGGGTTTGAAGCCCAAGAGCGCATTGAACATATTCACACAGAACAGTTGGCAACTGAAAGCGCGGCGGCGACCAGTCAAGCCCTTATTGGCGCACAGCAGGCTGAGATGCAGGCAATCTACGCTCACGACACCTCGCTCAATGAAGGCACTAGCGAATGGATGCGAAACCTTCGCGCCAGCGTTCGCCCAGTCATTACCTATGGTTTCTTTTTCTTGCTAGTGTTTGTGGATGTGGGTCTGTTTGCCTACGGCTGGCACAATGGCGTTACGTTTGTAGAATTGGCTGAGATGCTGTGGGACTCTGACACCCAAGCGCTGTTTGCTTCAATCATTGCGTTCCACTTTGGTGGTCGGGCGTTTGGCAAATGAACATCTCTGACAAGTGCCTTCACATGATTCGCCACCATGAGGGGGTGCGTCAGAACCCGTATAAATGCCCAGCAAAGTTGTGGACTGTGGGGGTCGGGCATGTTATGTTTCCAGAGCAGGGTAAGCTAAAGATTGACGACCGTGACGCATTCCAACCACCCGCCGAAGCCATGCGGAAATACAGCATGGAGGAAGTAAATGCAATACTTAGAGCAGATTTGGACAGATTTGAGCGGGGAGTGGAACGTTACTGCCCTGTTGCACTTACACAAGGTATGTTTGATGGCCTTGTTAGTTTTAGTTTTAATGTCGGTTTGGGAACGCTACAGCGCTCTACGCTTCGTCAAAAGGTTATTAGAGGCGATAAAGAAGGCGCGGCAGAAGAACTCTTAAAGTATTGCATGGCCGGCGGCAAAGTCCTTAAAGGACTTCAAAACCGCCGGATTGATGAGCGCGCATTATTCCTTAGTTAGCGCTCGGTACGCCTCAATAGCGGTCTTCAAATCGCATTGCAGCTGCTGTATGCGGTCATCCTGTTCGCACAACTTGGCGTAGGCTTCTTCGGCAAACTTGGCCAAGTTGGCTTGGCTCCAAGTTGCAAAGTCTGGGCGGTTAGTCATTGGCTTCCTTCTTTGACGGCGCGTCCAGTTCACGGCGGTAATACTTAGCTGGCATCTTGGCTTTCTTGTCCAATATATTGCGCAGCCACTCAGCGCCGCCAAGTTCTTGTAAGATCATCCAGTGTCTATCTGACATCCGGACTTGTCGGCCTAATAGGGGTTCAGGTGGTTTTGGTCTTGGCATTTACCTGACTCTCCTAAGCGGCATGTCCATCACGCGCTCTGGCGGTGGGGGCGTCATCTTCTCAGATGGCGGCGCCCAGCCGTACTTGCGCCAGATGGCTTGCACGTCAGAGCCTGACGTCCATTTAAAATCCTTGGTCGGGATTGACGGGTAACTGATTTTTGAATGTGGTGGCATTTCGATCATGGCTGTATTGCTCCTTTAAATAGTTCTATTCTCTCCCGCGCAACGCGCAGGGTGTTGTAGCGCTGGTGAAGGCGCTCTAATACTGAAACACGCCGGTCATTCTGTCGCTCGTGCTCTAGCATCTCTAAGACTTTCGATTCGTCGAGCGTCTTCAAGTTTTCGTTTAGCTTTCGCCATGTAATTTTCAATTCGTTTCTCCAGTCCGTCTATAGTTAAAGTAATGCTAGCGTGCGCTCGCCTGGCCGCGTTAAGCTCGCGCTCGCGTATGCGGTGCACAGATTTGGCCGCTTTGAGTTTGGTTTTCCATAGGTCAATATGTTTCATGGTTTTTTCCCACATTGAGGGCACTGCATAAAAAAGAATGGTTTGCGTTTACCGCAGTTGTGGCAACAGTTGTATGTCATCTTGGCGCGTCCTCATAATTGTCAGGGTTAAACTTAGGCACGTTGGCGCCTTTGTCCTTGGGGTTTGGAAAGGGCGGGAATGGCCACATTATTTAAGTTCCTCCATTGCAATGTCAGATATAGCGCGCTTGTCGTGCAAGGCCGCCCAGATTTTCTCGTCAACCGTTTTGTTGGTCAGCATCACGTAGCACCACACAGGATGTTGTTGCCCGCTGCGGTGCAAACGTCCGATGGTTTGCTCGTAAAGTTCGAGACTCCACGGCAGGGACAGAAAGACCATGTGGCACCCCCCATGCTGCAAGTTAAGCCCGTGACCTGCTGATTTTGGGTGCACGGCCAATAGTCGAATCTTGCCGTCGTTCCATCGCTTGATGGCGTCGGTGTCGTCAAGGGTTGTGACGTTAAAGCGTCGCTTGAGTTCGGCAAGCTCTTCTTGGTAGGTGTAAGCGATGATGGTGTTGGCATGCTGGTTTTCGTTCAGTAATTCCTCAAGGCGTTCAAACTTGTGCATGCTGTACCAGATTGGACGTTGCGTAGATATAAACTTGCCAGGCACGTCTGACGCCGTGGTGGTCGTGTCGTAAACAAAACCTGACGCCAGCTGTTGTAACTTGCCCGTGACAACCGCCGCGTTGATGGCTGTGACGCCTTCCAGCACAAAATCTTTTTTTAGTTTGTTGTACGGCGTCAGATCCATGTCGCATTTGATCTCAACCGTATGCAAAGGCGGCAGCTTGTCCTTATACTCACCAGTTTCCAAGACAAATGTGGCAGGCTTAATTACGTCCATGACCTTCTGAAGTGAGCCAACACGCGGCGCCCATTCGCCAAACTCTTTGTTGATCAGCACAAAGTATTGCTGCATGAACGCGCCCTTGCTGCGCCCCAGCAATGACTGGTCAACAATCTTGCACTGGCCAAAGACGTCTTCAAGGCCGTTGCTAGTAAACGAGCCGGTCAAACCCCAGCGCGTCGTCATGGGGTCAACCACTTTAAGGAACGCTTTAAAGCGTGTGCCGCTGGGGTTCTTAAGCCGCGTCAGTTCGTCAAACACCACGCCGTCAAAATTTAATTTTTGCTCGGCCAACCACTGCAAATTGTCGTAGTTGGTCACGACCACTTGGGCGTTGCTTTTGAGAGCGTCTAGGCGCTGCTTAGGTGTGCCAACGCACAAAGCCATGTTGATGCGGTCAGCCCACTTAGGGCGCTCAACTGGCCATACGTCAGTACAGACGCGTTTGGGCGCCAACACCAGCCAGCGCTTGACGTGGCCGTCGCGGATCATCTCCCACATGGCCGTCAGTGTGATGGCCGTCTTGCCTGCACCGACTGGCGCTAAGATCATGGCGCGGTCATGCTCAAAGAGAAAGTCAGCGGCTGTCTCTTGATACGGTCGTAATGAAACCATCAATTTGTTCCTTGTTCCATAAACACGCATAGTTCTGACGCAGTAGCGCCATTTCTGTTTGAAATAATTTTTGAAGTTCCGACAATCTGCCGCCTTTGGTTTTCAATTCCACAAACCACGTTTGGCCATCGGGTAAACACGCAATGCGATCTGCTACACCTTTGCGCCCAGGACATGTAAACTTCCAAGTCCGGCCACCAATGCGCTGCACTGCCCAATCAAAATAAATTTCAATTTCTTTTTCTTTCATGCCGTAAAGTATACATGTAAAAAAGATTTGCACAACAATTATTTCTGTGCTAACATTCAGGTTCAATTTAATAAAGGACAGTATGCTTCACTCAAATATCGTCGGCGGCTCTACAGCAAAGCGCGTCATTAACTGCCCAGGCAGTGTGGCGCTGGTGCAGAAGATGCCGCCCAAGCCTTCAAACAAATACGCTGATGAAGGCACACTCCTACACAACGTCATGGCCGAACTCATCATGGGCGACGAAGCCCCTGAGCATTACCTTGGCGCGCGTTACGAAGATCAGATCCTCACGCAAGAATTGATCGACAACAAAATTAAACCAGCACTGGAAGCATTAGATGCAATCGACCCCAAACGTGTCATGGAAATCGAGGCCGAGACACACGTCAATTTTGGTGACTTGTTGCCTGGGGTTTTTGGCTCTACTGACCTTATCGGTCGTCTTGGCTCTCGTGCCGTTGTATTGGATTGGAAGTTTGGTGATGGCGTTATGGTTGAGGTTGAAGAAAACCCGCAGCTGATGTTCTACGCCGCAGCTGCTATGCGCACGCCAGAAGCGCAATGGGCGTTTGAAGGTGTCACTGAAATTGAGATGGTTATTGTGCAGCCGCCTGAAGTGCGCCGCTGGGTGACAACGCCTGCGCGCATCGCTGAGTTTGAATTGCAGTTGGTGCAGGCCGTCAAGCAGGCAGAAAAGCCAGACGCTAAGCTGGCCGTTGGTGACCACTGCAAGTGGTGCGCGGCCAAGCCCGTGTGCCCTAAGATGACCGGCGCTGCTGACCGCGCATTGAAAGTGCAGATCGAAGCGTTGCCGGCGCCGCAAATTAGCGACTACCTCAAGACCGCTGACATGCTAGAAGACTGGATCAAAGACCTGCGCGCTCTTGCCTTGCAGATGCTTGAGTCTGGCGCCAAGTTACCCGAATACAAACTGGTGGCCAAGCGTGCCATCCGGTCATGGTCAGACGACGAGAAAGCGAAAGTCGCTTTGTTTGCGTATGGCCTCACAGAATCTGAAGTGATGGAGACAACTGTCGTCTCCCCCGCGAAGGCCGAAAAGGCGCTCAAAAAGCGCAAGATCGGCCTACCGGAAGACCTCGTGGTCGCCATCTCGTCAGGTAACACTTTGGCAAACGTGGATGATCCACGACCCGAAGTGATGCTCTTGGGCAAACAGTTATCTGCTGCCCTTTCTAAACTACAGTAAGGAAAATCATGTCAAATTTAGTAACCTTCTCTCAAGCAAACTTGCCTGCCGTTTCAACCTTGTCTAGCGCTTTGCGTTCGATCCAAGCCGAGGTCGGCCCAGCTGGTGTTGTCATCATCAAGATGGACAAGACTGGCCACTGGGTCTTTGGTGCAGATCAAACCGAAGTTGAAGACGACGCAGTCTGGGCTGTCAACCCTTTTTCATTTGTGCACGGTTTCATCGCCTGGGGCGACGGTGAAGTGCTAGGCGAGAAGATGGTATCTGTCAGCTCACCTTTGCCTGAGTTGGATGAGGCGCCGCCCCAAGCCAAAAAAGGCTGGGAGACTCAAGTGGGTATGTCACTTAAGTGCATCTCTGGCGAAGATAAGGGCATGGAAGCCCGCTTCACCACCACGTCAGTGGGCGGTAAGCGTGCGGTTCAGACCTTGGCTGTGGCTCTGGCCGAGCAAGTCGAGAAAGACCAGACCAAGCCAGTGCCTGTTGTGCGTCTGAAGAAAGACCACTACGCCCACAAATCCTACGGCAAGATTTACACGCCAGTGTTTGAAGTTGTCGAGTGGGTGAGCATGGATGGCGAAGCGCCCAAAGCAGACGAGCCAGCATGGCCAACTGCCGAACAGGAAGCTGCCAAGGCGCCTGCGCGCCGCCGCCGTTCAGCGTAACTTTTCTGATGGGCGTTATGAGCGCCCATTGGAAAGGAGACACTACATTGAAGTCATATTCTGTTCGGCCAATTTTGTACGCGGATACAAAGCCTTTCATTTTGGATTTGCATTACGCTAAACGAATGCCGTCGGTGAGTTTTGCGTTTGGTTTATTTTTAACTGACGCGCTTGTTGGCGTGGTTACGTATGGGATGCCTGCGTCGCCGTGGCTTTGCAAAGGCATTTGTGGAAATGACAATCGACATTTGGTTCTTGAATTAAACAGGTTAGTGTTGACAAACAATATAAAAAACGAAGCATCTCTTTTGGTAGGGCGTTCCTTGGCCATGTTACCCACACCGCGTGTAATTGTTTCATACGCGGATACCGCGCAAGGCCACGTCGGGGTTGTGTACCAAGCGTGTAATTTTTTATTTACCGGCACCACAAAACCTCGAACAGACATGGCCGCAAAAGATGGCAAGCATAGCCGGCACCACTCTGGCGATAAAACAAACCGTGTCGCCCGTTCTGCAAAACATAGGTATGTAACTTTTATAGGTTCTAAAAAAGAAGCCGCCCCATTACGCGCCGCATTGCAATATCCAACATTAAAATACCCTAAAAAATGACACTCTGGTTAGATTTTGAAACGCGCAGTACATGCGACCTACGCGCCAAGGGCGTGTACAACTACGCTCAAGACGCAAGTACCGATGTGCTGTGCATGTCGTATGCGTTTGATGATGAAGATGTGGTGACGTGGCTGCCCGCCGAACCATTCCCTGAGCGCGTGCGCAGTTACACCGGCCAGATTAGGGCGCACAACGCAGCGTTTGAGCGCTTGATCTTTTGGTATGTCTTACAAATAGATTTTAAACTTGAGCAGTTTTATTGCACTGCAACACAAGCCCGCGCCAACTGCGCGCCTGGCTCACTTGAAGATGTTGGCCGCTTTGCTGGCGCGTCCATGAAGAAAGATCACAGGGGCGCGCAACTGATCCGCTTGATGTGCGTGCCTCCGTTCAAAGACTCACCTGAGCTTAGGCAAGAGATGATCAAGTATTGCGAGCAAGACGTGCGCGCCATGCGTGCAATCAGCAAGGGCATGCGCGACCTCAGTGATGAGGAACTGCTGGACTACCACGTCAACGAGCAGATCAATGACCGAGGCGTGCTGGTGGACGTGCCGCTGTGCCACGCCGCAGTCAAGTATGCGTCAGACGAACTAATCGAAATTGAAGAGATCGTCAAGGAAGTTACCGAGGGCGCCATCACCAGCGTTCGCAGCCCCCGCATGCGTGAGTGGGTCTGGGATCGCGTGGATGAAGAAGCGCGCAAGCTGATGCAGAAAGACGACAAGGTCAGCATTGACAAAACCGTGAGAGCCAACCTTTTAAACTGTGATGGAGTACCACCCGATGTTCAAGAAGTTATCCAATGCGCAGACGACCTCTGGGCTTCGTCAGTCGCAAAATTCAGTCG